ACACGGATACCATTACGATAAAGATGAGTGGGGTTTATGGAGTAGCTGGAATTTATTAAGTATATATGGTGGAAATTTTATGCAAGACTTGGACTTATGTAATGGATTTACTGGAGAAGTAAACACAGACCAAGATTATGAACAATTTATAGGGCATCATCATTTATGGACATCGCCAGTATTAATGAAAGATAAAAACGAAGTACCTCCCAGCGAATCTCAAAGTAGTGATGTTGGAAAATATTATTATGTTTCTCCTAATGGAGAAGAAGGCAAAACATCTGGACAGCATATACAAGCACCAGATTTTAGTGAAAGTACTGGACAAAATGACGAAACTGCTTTTGACCAACCTAATGGAGGTGGTAGTCGTGCTGGATGGACCTATGTACAAAGAAAATTTAAGCCAGTTGATGCTGAAGCTATGTATAGTTTATATTTTACTTTTGATAGAGGTACAACTCAGCAAAGTGATAAAAATGCTGATATTTATATAGACAATATAACATTTGGAGAAGTATTGACTACGGACAACTCAAGATGTTATGCTGGAGAATATGTTTCTGCTAATCCTAATTGGGAATTAGATAATAGATCAACAAGGGCTGGTTCTAATGTAACTTTAATAAATACATCTACCAAGAACATAGAATACACAAATACAGATGAATTTTCAACGCCTGGTAAAACAACCAGCAAAATAGTCAATACGCACAATAAAGCATTAAAAACAGAAGATAAGTTTGTAAACCCAGTAACAACTGGTGGTACTACTTATACAATAGTTGATACACCAGTAGATTCTATTATATCTGACAATTATGAATGGTCGCATAAAAAAGTTGATAATTCCTGGGTACCAAGTATGAGTTTTATTGATAAATTTTTAGCTAATGGTTCCACGCATATAACTGGAGAAACAAGTTTAAAGACAAATTTTGAACATTCTAAATATATTAATGGTAGAATGTTTGTAGCTAATGTCCAGATAACTTCAGACCTTGGCTCAGAAAAACATAATGATTTTGTAATGTATTCACAGCTTGGGGAACCAGATGTTATACCTATAACAAATTTTATACAAATTCAAGATTTTGAAGGTTCTGAAATACTGGGATTAGAAGAAATACTTGGTAACTTAGTGGTTTTCGTTTCAAAAGGCGTGTTTTTACTACAAATACCAAAAGATGACCCTACATCCTGGAGTTTATTAGAAACAGAAAAAACAATAGGTTTATCGGCTCCAAAAAGTATATCTAAATGGGAACAATTTATATTCTTTGCTGGACACGATAATTTCTATATAATAGATAAAAATTTCAATGCAACACCAATTTCTCGTTCAATCAAAGATGATTATATGCAATACAATAACAGCGAAACAACATCTGTTGTTGATATTAAAAATGATAGAGTACTTGTACAGCTTGGTGGTTTAAAAGGATATATTTATTCTTTTGATTTAAAAGGATTTGCAAACAATGAAGAAAAATGGTCCAGATTAGATATGCAAGGCCAAGAAAATGTTTCAGCTTTTGTTACTGATGAAAACTATAGCGTATATACTTTTTTGCAAAAGAACTCAACAAACTATACAACAATCACAGATGTTGATGGACTTAAAGCATACGAAATAGCAACTGCTGGTGGAGATGGAACAGCACATATAATTATCCCAAGAACTCAACAAACAAACGCTTTAAAAGATTATCAATATATTAAGATAGATGGAGTATTATCTGGATACCAAACTTTTACACATTCTTCGTATTATGATGATACATTAAATTATATAGTAGATAAATATACATTAACTGATGATACTTCATTTGATGGTGTTTTTACAACTTTTGATACTATTGTAGATGATAATGAAATGATAGGTGCTGATGTTAATTCTGACCCTCAGCTTATAAATTCTAAAGACACAACTATATATAATCTAATACCATCTTCTGGCCAAACGATTGAAACTATAAAAGGTACAATAAAAACTGGCTGGATGAAATTTGGAGATATAGATGAAAAGAAAACTTGCAGAAGATTTATGATTAAATACAAAGCAAGTAATCCAATTACTGCAAAAATATATATTGATGGTAAATCAACAGCAGAAAAAGAAATTACAATTCCAGCATCAGCTAATGAAAGTATGACATCATATAGAGTTGGTAGAAGTTGTAAAACTATACAATTAGAAGTTTCATCTCAAAATGGAATGAACCAAACATTTGAAATATATAGACTGGAGTTAGAAATAGATGAGTAAGATTGCAGTTAGATCAAAAGACCAAGCAACATCTACAGCTATAATAAGATTAGAAGGTATAATTAGTAAACTTGAAAGAACAATAGAAACACAAAATAAAAGAATTAACAATTTAATAACAAAAAATAGTTTAACGGAGTAATTATGAATTGGAAAAGATTAATAGATAGGTGTAGGCTATTTGAAAAAGATGCACCAGAACAATTATTAAAAGAACTTTTAAAAGAAGCAGAAGAAGAACTATGTAGACATATTCCAATTCTGGAAAGAAAAAAGAATTACCAGGGTCCATTTACTACAGAAGAAGTAAGTCAAGATGGAGAAACTATTTCAACTAAACAGCCATTCTTTTTACTACCTCAAGATTTTATGAAAATGAAATATGTTTATTGTCAAGGAGTTAAATTAGAAACAATAGCACAAGATGAAGTTATATATGATTCTAATCACAGACTTACTGAAGCAAGACCAAGAGGTTATTATATTCATAATGATAGAATATATTTTGATACTATACCAGCAAAAGAAATTATTTCAATAGAATATTATGCACATTTAACATCAAGAGTACAAAATAAAGATTTTGAAATATTAGATACTATATCTATACCTTTAGACAATGGAGTTGTAATAGAGCCACAAGCAATAGATATTGGTTCTATGCAAACAAATTTAACAAGAGATAATGTAGTAAGCACTCCAACAATTTTAGGCGATGATAATAGAACAAAGCAAGAATATAAAAACCTTGCAATATCAAGAGTAGCAAGAGATGAATATGGATTTTCAATAGACACAGATTTAGGTTCCGAATTAGTTGGTTTTAATGTAATATATGGAGGTGCTATGTCCTCTATAGTGTCTTGTAATGAATCTCCAGACCACGGAGTTGGATGGACCTACTCAACCAATGGCTCATCTCCAACTGCTGGAGAAATAGTTACCATAGTTGATTATAGAACATTAGCACCTATTGTACCAGTACAATATCACAAAGATTTATGTGATTATGCTTTACATACAGCAACTGGTAATCAAATTTATTACGAAAAATGGGCAAGTAATATTGCTATTATAGAAGCACAAGATGTAGATAGAAATTTAGACCATAACATTAAGGAGGTAATTTAATATGTGGTGGGCAGTCGCTGGAGCATTGGCTGGAGCATACTCTAATAGCCAACAAAAAAAAGCTGATAAAATGGCGAGAAATAGACAATTCAACGCCTACGAAAACGCTAAAAAAATGACCCCAGAAGAATCTCAGTATTTAAGTAGATTACAAGATAGAGCAGACAAAGGGGACCCCAATATAGGTAAAATGAGAAATATGATCTATTCTCCTATACAACAAAATGCTCAATTCCAACATCAAGAAGCACAAGCAACAGCTATAAGGTCTGGCTTGGAAAACTCTATAGTTGCAGATGAATTAAGAAGAAGGGTTAATCAAGAAACTTTAGATAAAATAGCAGTTGAATCAGAAAAACTTGCTATGTATAACGCATCTTACAGAGAAAGACAAGAAGAAAGAGTAGATGATTTTAATATGCAAAGAAGTCAGATGTTAAGAGATTTAGCTTTGAAGCAAGATGGGTTACCAACAAATTCTGAAATAAGCACAAGAGCCAGAGGAAACTTTGCATCAGATGTTATAGGTGGTGCATCTGCTATGAATGACTTTGGTAATATGTTTGGAGGTGGTGTTGATGTAACATCAGACAATTCTGGTCCTAAAATATATGGCTCAAGTAGTGGTGGTGGTAGTCGTGCAACAAACAATGTATCTTTTGGTAATGCTGTTAAAAAATCTGGAATGTTTTATGATACTATTTCAAAAACCTGGAGGTATCGTTAATGAGCAAGGTAAATAGAAAGAATTATGGTTCATATAAAGTTTACCAGACTGGAAGAAGAAACAAGCCAGTATATGAAGTTACTGGTAAAGATGGTAAAGTTGTTCAAAAGTTTTCGGATTTAAATCAAGCAAGAGAATTTAACAAATCAAACCAAAGCAAGGTATCATCTAAAAATAAAATAGCAACTACTCAATATAAATTACCAGTAAGTTATTATGACCCAGAATTTTTAAAAACAATAGGATATGATGGTCTTCCAGACACAGCTAATATAGTATATGATAACGCTGAACATTTAAATAGTCAGCTTGGAGTATATACTAAATGGAAAAGCAGTAAAGACAAAGGACCAAAGGCATCAGTTATTAATTCTATATCTGCTTCAAGGAAAAATTTTAATAAAAAATTAAGTGAAATAGAAAATGTTGGAGATGATAGATATGAGAGCGATATAAACTTTACAGCACATTTCAATAAAAAAATAAGAGAAATGGAATTAGAGTTTAACAAATTAATAGCATTAGACCCAGATTTAGAAGAAGAACTAACTGATGAGTTAGAATATGCTAAAAAGATAGCTAAATACCACAAAGACACAATTAAAGAACACGGAAAAGGATATTGGGAAAGAATGTTCTTCAGAGCAATAGATTCAGATAAAAATGTAAAACCTATAAAATAGGAGTACAATGAGCAGTTATAAACCCTTACAAGTATACAACGAAAAAAATGAATGGTTTGTGTACGATAAAAATAATAAAAAAAATACTTTTAAATCTAAAGAGAAAGCAGATTATTTTGTAAGAACATATTATGCAGATGAATTTAAAGGCAAAAGAATAGATAGAAAAAAAGTTTATACACCTAAACAAATAGAAACTTTAGAAAAATCTGATGCTAAAGTTGATTCTATTAGTACAGCACAAGGAATTGACCCTGGACCAGAAATTCAGCCAGACCCTAAAACAGACCCTCAGCCAGACTATACTCCAAACATTGAAGTAAACGGAGAAGAATTTACCAAGCAAAATTGGACAGATGCTAAACAATCTTTATTAAATGAAGGAAATGCTTTATTTGATGAATATGACAAAATAAAATTTGAATTAGAATCAAAACAACATTTGTTTACAGATGAAGAATTAGAAGAAAAGAAACAACAATTAGATCAATTAGAAACTCAAATACAAGAAAATCAAAACAATTTAATATTAACTGGTACAATAGACATAGGCCAATCTACATCTAAACCAACTAATAAAAATTCTATACTATTAGAAGGAATAGAGAACAGACCAGAAAATGCTTGGAAATATTTAGGATGGAAGTTTTTGTCTGGTTCTGCATCTACTGGAATATCTATGGGTAGAGGACTACAAACACTTACAAGCACAAAAGTATATGATGGTACAGAAGAAGTTGAAATGTATCCTGGTGGACCTATGACAACCAGACCTAAATACAGAGATGGAACAACTGAGGAAATAATTAACAGCGTATTATATAGATATGGAGATGCAGTTGCTACTTATTTTGCTGATTTATCTGAAGGAGGAGGATTTGACTATTTAGATGACCATCAGCTGGACCCAGAAAAATCTTGGTTAGGATGGACTGGTGGACTGGTTGAATCAGCACCAAACTTACTTGCTATGTATGGTACCTCAGCATTAACACTTGCTGTAACAAAATCTCCAACAACAGCTATGGGTGTTGGTATGTCTTTTTCTTACGGATTAGAAGGTGGTAGTGCTTATGAAACATTTATAAACTCTGATACATATGCAAATGGTAATTTAACAGAAGCAGATGCTATAAGAGACAGTTTTACCAGTAGGCAATTTAATTAAAAAAGCACCTGGAGGAATGGATGCTTTTGAAAAAATATTAGCTAACAAATTATTAAAATATGTAGACAAAGGTGTTTTTAAACAAAACGCACCCTGGGAAATTTTAAAAGGTGCTTTATATGAAGCCTTTGAAGAAATGGGACAAGAGTATATTCAGATATGGGGAGAAAGAGAATATCTCACAGATGACCCTTATGTTGATTCAGAACAAGCCTGGAAAAGAATAAAACTATCTGGTCAATATGGATTCGTATTAGGTTTAAGTGCAAACGCTGTCCTTAATTCTGACAATAAAGCAAAAAAAGAATATGCTGAAATGCTTAATGGTATGCTTGAAAATCAAGGAGTTGAAGTAGATCAAAATGGTAACATAAATATAAAACAAGAAGTCTACGAAACTTTATCTGAAAAACAAAAAATGTATGTAGACCAAATTAAAGAGCAAGAAAGATTTAAACTTGAAACATTAGCAAAGAAATATCCAGATGTACCATTAGAACAAGCACTACATATGGAAATTTTATCACAAAACCCAAACTTTAAAGATATTGAAATTACTCACACAAAAGAAGATGGAGAAGTTGTGGTTGATTCAGAATATTTAAATGATAAAGGATATAGTGATGAAGTTTTAAGTAGTAGTATTTGGGAGAAAGCAAGAGTTAAAAAAGGAGAAACGGAATATGAAGAAGGAAAAAAGAAATACAAAACAAAAATCGCAGGGTATAACATACTTGATGGTCCCACAAGGAAAATCGTACTCAACTCTGGAAGCACTCAAGATGCTCTCGTTGAGGAAGCCACGGAAATCTTATACAAAAAATTAGACAAAATTAACCCTCAGCTTAAAGGTAAAATAGATTTGTGGATAGCAACATCAAATATTGGCTACACAGATATAGAAGCGTTTAGTAAAGCATTTACATTCTATCATTTAGGATATAACAAAAAACATACTAAGATAGAAGGAGAAGTTAATTTACCAGCAGATATAATATTAGAATTTACAAAACTTTTAGGACAGCAAGAAGGTGGCCAGGATTTAGGATTTATATTTAATAAAGATATTGTTCAAGAATCTAAGCAAGAAGAAAACTTAGAAACTGAAAAAGCAGAAAATGAAAACATTATGCCTACTACAGAAGTAGATGAGTATTTAGCTGATAAAGAAATACCAGCATTTAAAAGAAAGCAAGTAGCTTTAAGTGAAGGAAAAGTTGTTCCAGGACTTACGACTGAAGAAGAAATAGGAAAAAGAAAACCTAATCGTAAAAAAACAAAATCTATAGTTGATAAAAAAGAAAAAGATATAGCTAAAGCTAAGGAAAGAGCAGAAAAGCGTAATAAAAGAAAAACTAAAAGAAAAAAAGCTGTTAAGAAAGTATCCGACCCTATTAAAAAAGTTATTGTTAATTTAGAAAAAATGGAAAAGAATCTAAAAGAAATAATAGATGAAACTGGAAAGAAAATTAAAGACAGAAGAAAAGTCAAAGCAGACAGAAGGGTAGAAGCACAAAAGAAAAGAAAAGGAAAAAAAGAAAGAAGAAAAGGCAAACCTGGACCAGATTTTAGAAAAGACCAAAGAAGAAAAGAAGATCAAGACCCTTACAAAAAAATTGAAGGACAAAAAGTTGCAACTAAAGAAGAATGGGATGCAAGAGGTAAAGAAGGTGTTATGCTTAGAGATAACAACAAGCATTACTGGACTGCCTGGGTAAATGGATACAACAAAGATGGTGTAGAATTTGGATTTATACAAACTTCTGGACACGCAACAAAAGAAGATGCTTTAGCACATTTAGATTATGAAAAATATAAATTACATACTAATCATAAAATCAAACTATTAAACGAAAAAAAGAAAAAGAAAAAACAAGAAAAAGTAAAAAGAAAAGTTGATAAGCAAAAAAGAAAATCTACCAGACAAAAAAATAGAAAGAAAGCTAAAGCTAAAATTAAAGAAGAACAAGCAACTTTAGATTTTTCTGGTAAAGGCATCAAAACTGATGTAATGAACATACCTAAGAATGAAGCACCTAAATTTAACAAACCAATAGTTGGTGCAAAAATAAAAGTACAAGGCAAAGGAAAAGGTAAAGGTAAAAAAGGTGTAGAGTATAATGGAACCATAACTGAAGAATTAGGTAATGGTTTAGTTGCTATAACATATGAATCTAAAAATAATAGATGGGATGATGTTGTAGATGTTAATACTATAGAATTTACAAGACTGGGTAAGAAAACAAGATACCAGGAAGACCTTGATACTATAAAGGACCCAGAAAAAAAGAAACAAGTTAGAAAAGATGCAAAGAAAACCGATGATATAATTGAAGCTAAAATTAACAATATATATAAAATTGGTGTTGAAGAAGCTGGGTTTAGATCTCCAATAGTTGAAGAAATGATAGAAGTACACGATATGTATCAAGCTGGAACTAACCCAAAAGAAGCTAATAGAAGAATTATAAACGAATATCATCCAGACCCAGAAGTAAGAGAATCAGATTTATCTAAACCAACTGATAGAGCAAAATTTAAAGATAAAATAGAAGAATGGTTAGATGACCCTAACAGAACATATTATGAAGAAGATATATCTGATTTATTTAATTTTCAAATGTTACCATCACAAGCAAGAGCATTAGCTGAAGGTCTATATAAAAGAAAAAAAATTGGTTCTCCACAACCTATATTTTTACCAAGGTCTATGCAAGTTGTATATAGTAATATAATTACTGGTAAAAAAGACCCAGAAACTATTAAAGCACAATCAATAGTAAACTTCTTTAAAAAGAATGGTGTTAAAGATGAAGAATTAAAATGGCTTGGATTAGATGAATGGATTAAAGATAACTACAAGCCAGACGACAAGGTACCATTTACTGAATTACAACAATTTGTGTCGCACAATGAAATTAATGTTAGGATGGAAGAAACTTTAAAAGATGATGATGATACATCCTCTGAACCACAAACAATAAAAAAATATAGTGTACGAACTTGGGGAGAAGATACACTTAATGAAAACCCAGAAAAACAAGATGAACTTGAACAATACGAAGGCTATAGTTTACACGAAGCAGAAGAAATAGCAAAAGAAGATGCAAAATATTATGCTGAAGAAAAATGGAGGGAAATTGATGAAGAAGGGGATGATTCAGATTATGTTTTAGAAAAAAATTATGATGGTACCTGGAACATAGATTCAGTAGAATACAGAAATCAGAAAAAAACAAGGATGCCTTTTATAAGAAATTCAGTAGACCCAGAAACTGATTTTATTGACGAATATACGGAAAAACTTTTTAACGATGGTGAAATAGAAGTTTATTCCTTTGACTACAATAATCCTAATTATGATGAAGGGTTTGTAACAAGACACAGAGAATATCAACTACCAGATGCAAACGATAACAAAGGTTATAAAGAGTTGCTAATGTCGTTTCAGCCAGATAAAGGAAGCTGGGACCATTCTGTTCATTGGGACGAAGAAAATGTTTTAGCTTGGCTAAGGTTTAATACACGATATATTGATGGAAAAAAGATTTTGTTTATAGAAGAAACACAATCTGATTGGATGCATTATGGAGATAAAAAAGGATTTGAAGGAGAAGGACAAGATTATAAAATGGATATTTATAAACTAATGAATAAGTATGGTTTTGAATATTCAATTAAAAATGGAGATATATTAGGTAGAAAAACAAATGTTTTTGACTGGGATAATATACAAATTATAACAGAAGGAGATATTCATACTATAGAAGAAAAAATACCCAGAACCTGGGATGAAGATGACCCAAGATTTGTAACTCACTTTAAAGGAGTAGGACCAAAAGGTTTAGAAAGAGCAGAAAATATATTGCTTAAAAGGGATGATACATTTGATGGAGAAAATCTTTTATATAGAAAGTATCCTACTGCAATAGAAGATGATATAGATAATCTACGACATCATATAAACGAAAAGTTTTTTTTAAGTTTACCTATTGAAGATTCTTCTGGTAAACTGGTGTCAAGAGAAGATTATAAAACAGATTTAGATTTAATAAAAGAAATACAATTAGAATATAGAAATTCTACGGAAAGAGTACCTAATGCACCATACAAAGGGTTTGACTGGATTAATTTAATGATCAAAAGAGCATTAAGGTTTGCAACAGATAATGACTATGAAGGTATAAGCTGGTTAAACGGAAATCAATCTGCCCAAAGATGGGGTGCTTTACAATATGCAAAAGGTGGTTTATTGGTAGAAAACAAAGAAGATGGTTATATGATTCATCCATTACAAAAATTTGCTAAACAAGATGCGTACAGACAAAAAGGTAAATTTTACAAAGATGGAGATGGTAAAGATGGAATAGAATCAAACTTTGGTGTATATTCAAGATTGATTAAACAAGGCAAAGGAACCAAAATAAAACTTAAATATAAAGTTGAGCAAACAGAGTGGGCGAATAAAACTGGCTCTCCAATTTCAAATGATTTTATAAAAACAAAGAAAAAAGGGATAGAACAATCAAAAGATGGTAAGTGGATTATGTTAGAAAAAGACGGAGCAGTAAGGTTTTATCATAGAGCAGATAAATTACCAGATAATTATGAAGCTGTGCCTATAAAAGCTATGGTTAAAAGTGGTGGTTGGAAAATTACTGATAGTGGTGGTAGTTCTGGTATTTCAGCTGAAAATTTTAAGTTTAGTACAAGTGATTACTGGGAAAAAAGATATGATATAATTGCTTATGGCGATGGGATGCAAGATAAAAGTGCAGACTTATCAATGGATGATGATTTTGTAAACTGGTTGCACGATAAAAAAACAGATTTAACTTGGAGTGGAAAATATAGTGATAAAGCATCAATTAACCCAGATGCAAACTTTAAAACAAATCCAGATGTAGTAAACGAATTAGCTAAATATTTAAATGAATATTCAAGTCAAAAAACATATACAATGATTAAACCAGCAAATGATGAAGGAATACCATTTGGTGGACACTTTCATAAAAAAATATATGATATAGAGTTTATGAAAAGAATTAACAAAATTTTAAAGAAATACAATACACCATCATTTAAAAAAATAAAAGTAGAGCCATCTTTTCCACAAATGAAAAATGCAGTAGGAGAAATAAAATATTTGTCTGGAGATTGGTTTGAAGGTGATTTTAAAGAAATTAAAAATCCGAAACCAAATGATCTAATTACTGCAATAAGCTACAATTTTAAAGATGATAATATAAAAAAGAAATTTCCAAGTGATTATAGAATAAGAACAAATAGTTATAAATCAGATGGAACGCAAATTTCCAAAACTGAGGACCCAATAAAATTTAAAGATTTAGGAAAAGAAATAGAACGATTGGTTGTGGATGATGTACGAAGATTGACAAAAAACTTTTCAAACACAGATTTAGACGATTACCAGGATGTTGTGTTTTTTAATGAAAAAGTAAAAGAAGATTATAAAGGAACACCACAGCTTAATTTTCAACTTATTCCAGTAAACGATGAAACTGCATCTAAATTAGATGAAGAATATGAAAAACCAAGAAAGGTCAGCAAACCTAAATATGAATCAGAAGAAGTACAATCTTATCAATCCCCTAATTCTTTTGTGCTTGGTAAAAGAACATTAATAGAACCTATATCTACAAGACTTAAAAGATTTACACCTAAATTTAAAAAACTATTAAGAGATTTTGATTTTAATTCAGCAAATAAAACTCAAAACAGATTAAATAATGTTTTAGCGTTTGCAGAAAAATGGAAAAAGTTAGACCCAGAAATAAGAGAAAATTTAGATTTAGCATTAAAAAATGCAGATGGAGATGAAATTTTAAAACTTATAACTCAATTAGATTTAATAGAAGAATATAATAGCGTTAGAATTGTTTTAGAAGATTTATATTCTGAAGCTGAAGATTCTGGAATGGAAATTGGCTATATTCCAGACTATTTCCCAAGAAAAATTATACCTTCTGAAGTTGGTAAGGTTAGAAACATATTATATGGCGTTCCAGAATTTAGATCATTAATAGATGAAGAATTATCTAAAGCAAGAGAAACTAAAGGTTCGTATTTAAATGCAGAAGAAGAAGCTGATGTTATTAATTCGGTTATACAAGGATTTAGACCAAGAGGTGTAGCAACGCCTGGAAGTGCTAAACCAAGAACAATTCCTATAGTAACAAAAGAAATTAACCAGTATTATTATGACCCAATAACATCTTTAGTGCAATATATACAAGGAATGACAGAAACTATAGAGCAAAGAAATGTGTTTGGTAAAGGAACAACTGAAGATAGTATAGGAGAGTTTGTTTTAAAATTAAGAAACGATGGCGTAATAAAACCAGAAGCTGAAGAAGAATTAATACAAATATTAAGAGCAAGATTTAACAATACAGCTGTACCACCTAATATTCAAACAATGAAAGATGTAGGCTATGCTTTAACAATGGCTACTGGATATAGTTCAGCTGTAACGCAAATTGGGGACCTTTCCTGGGCGTTGCATAATACTGGTGCATCACTAACAATGAAAAATATGTTTAAATCTGCTTTCAATATGTCTGATGTAAAACTAAAAGATATAGCTATGGATAGAATATCAGCAGAGTTTGACATTGATGAATCTCAAGTTAGATTATCATCTAAAGTGTTAAGAAAATTATTTGGATTAAACTTTTTAACTAAAATGGACCGAATAGGTAAAGAAACTTTAATTAATGCTACATTAGATAGGTATAGAGCATTAGCAAGAAATAAAAAAGGTTTTATAGATGCTTCTGGTACAAAATCATTATTGCTGGAAAGAATGGAGCAATATTTTGATGGAGATATAGATGAAGTATTAGAGGATTTAAGAGGAGATAAAATAACTGAAAACATAAAAGTATTAGTATTTAATACTCTTGCTGATCATCAGCCAATAACTTTATCAGAGATGCCTGTAAAATATAATGAAATGGCTGGTGGTAGAATATTCTATATGCTTAAATCATTTACAATTAAACAACTTGATGTTTTTAGAAACATACACTTTGATAAAATTAACAATGGAAAAACAGCATACGAAAGGATGCAAGGTAGATTGGGTATATTAAGATTAGCAACTTATTTTATGTTAGCAAATGCTGGAGCAGATAGAATTAAAGACTGGATGATGGGAAGACCAGTTAATTTTGATGATTATGTAATAGATGGTTTAATGAGATTATTAGGATTTTCTAAATACAATGTCTGGGAATATAGAAGGGATGGTATAGTAAGTGCAACCACAAACTTCTTACTTGGACCAGTCAAATCTGTACCAGAAAAAATAATAAGAGATATTAAAGGCATAAAAGAACAAGGCGACCTACCAACAACTACACCTTTAATTGGAAAAGGATATAATTGGTATTTTGGTAGAGGTGCAGAATATAAATCAAAAGATGTAAAAGAAATGATAGAAAAAAAGATGAAAACTGGATTACCAATTACTTTAGATGATAAGTCAGAATACTTAGAAGCAATATCGCATCTTAAAAGTCGTGGAAAAATAAAATTAGAAACATATGAAAAAAAATTAGACAAACTGCAAAACTATGAATACTAAAGATTATAAAGAACTTGTTGTTGTTGTTTTAAAGAAAATGAGCAAAATAAAGAAGTCTTTTTATTCTAAGGATGCAGTAGATTTAGTTGTAGAAACTGCAAGAGTAGAGAGTGGAGGATTTAAATATTTAAAACAAATTAAAGGACCAGCAGTTGGTTTTACTCAAATAGAACCAGACACTATTAAAGATTGCTGGAATAACTATATAATATACAGAGATAATTTAACAGCCTTCATTCTTTCTCTTGGGTTTAACCCAGATGATATGGAGTTTAGCGTTTGGTCTAACCTGGGATTACAAATAGCTTTTACAAGAATATGTTATTATAGAAGACCTGGAAAGATTCCAGGAACAAAAAAAGAAAGAGCATCTTATTGGAAGCGTGAATATAATACTATACTGGGAAAAGGTACTATAAAACATTACCTTGATTTAAATGGAGATAACAAATGATAGGCCAATATGGTTGGATGATCATAACAGCTTTTGTTTTGCTAATAGGGAGAAAAGCAATAGAAAGTGCAATATCTTCTTTCCAGGTTTTTGTAGGAGATGATTTAAATACAGATGATGTTGTCCTTCTTTCTACAGATATGTCTACGCCACGCCCAGCAAGGGTTGTACGCTGTGGAATATTTAAAACGATTTTTTTTGTATATGATATTGGATGTGTTGATGGTAAGCCATTTGTTAAGGGTGGTACGAAAATGGCTATACAAAACGATAAACTAAAAGATTACATAATAGAAAAACCTCTACCTATGTTAGATTTAAGTAGATGGGAAAATTGTGATGATTAATTTAGGATATTTTTTATTAGGCTTTATAATAGTTTTCTGTGGAGGACTTTGGTGGCTTAATAGATGGGAATTATTTGAATTTTATCTTGATGATGAAGATGACGAATGGGGGTTTTAAATGAAAGAAGTAATTGATACACTAAATCAACAGCCAGAAATAGGAATAGCATCAACAATAGGTTCGGCATCATTATATTGGATGGATATTATGAACCCTATATTATCGTTTATGACACTATTTGTGGGTTTAATGATAGGATTAGTAACATTAGCAATAAAGATAAGAGAGTGGAAAAATGGGTCCTAAATTAATTGGAAAAATAATAGACAAAGCGTTGGAAAAAAGATATGGTTCATCCACTAATGTTATTAAACAAATAAAAGAATTAAAAAAAGAAATTGAAGAATTAAAAAAAAATTCACATCCACCAAGAAAATTTGTTAAATGTGAAAATTGTAAATGCAACATAAAGGAAAAATAGTTATATGAGTTTTGATTGTAAACAATGTGGTGCTTGTTGCAAGATTGCTGGAATGATTGGAATTATTAGAGATGCTGATGGTAATAAGATGCAAAGAGAAGATGGTGCTTGTATACATTTAGACGATAATAATATGTGTAAAATATATGAAGACAGACCAGACATTTGTAGAGTAAAAGAAGATTTAAATGGTGGTTATGCAAAGACAATGAAAGTATGTAATGATATACAACCTTTGGTTAATGGGTCAAATGAAAAACTATATGATATTTAATTGTAAATGTAAGATAAAGGAGAAATAGATGAAATCTATTGGTCGTGTTATTAAAAAAGTAACTAAAAAAGTTGATGCTAAAAAAGTAGATACTAAAAAAAATGTAAAAAAAACTAATAAAAAAGATGTTAAAGAGGAGAAAAAATAAATGAACATAGCTGATTTTATAATAGGGAAAATAAGCGACCCAGAAACAAAAGCTAAGGTTGTAGCTAAATGGAATGAAGATGTTAATATTCCAATTCTTAATGAAAAAACAGAAGAAAAAATATTTAGTGCTTTATATGATGTGGTAGTAAATGTATTAGAAAGCGTATTAAAAAAATAATATTTGTTTTTAAATTTCAAGGATGTTATATTTAAAGTAATACTTTAACCAAAATACTTTAAATAAAGGAAAGCAAAATGGAAAACAACCTTGTAGATTTACATACAAATCTTAAAAACCCAATAGATCAAAAGGCCTTAACAGAATTAAAAGGCTCTCCTGGTCTTTCTAATATAAACCCAGCATATATATATGAACGCCTAAACGATTGTTTTGGTGTTGCTGGTTGGTCTTCAGAAGCTGAAATAGTAAGTGCAGAACCAAAAGTTGTTTCTGAAAAAGACTGGAAAACAAAAAAACAAGTAGAGGTTACATACTTGTATGTTGTAGCTAAAGTTACTTTAACAATAAATTTTAATGGTCAAACAGCAGTAAGAACCCAATTCGGTGGTAATATGAATCGTAGGGATGAGGGAGATGCTTATAAAGGTGCTGTTACTGATGGTTTGACTAAATGTGCTTCAATGCTATATGTTGCACAAGATGTATTTAAAGGTTTACAATCACACAAAACTCCTCTTAAATCTGGGTCCCAGGCTACTCCGAAAGTTACTCAACAACAACCTTCGGTTCCCCACACTACTCGTAAGCCAGTAACGGACCCAGATGTAACAAAAGAACCATCTAATGATGATAAATTAAAAGAAAAGTTTAAGCAAACTATTGAGGTTGGTCCTTGTCAAGGTATGACATATAATCAACTTGCTTTTGATTCTGCAAAATTCCAAGGAGAATATGAGTTTACCAGAAAAACTTTTAAGGACCCTGGTTATGCTAATCATAAGGAAATGATTGATAGTATGTTAGAAACCAATTTAGTTGCTAACTTTTAATGGGTAGTTATTTAGATACAACATCTGGACATTGGTCGGAGGTGTCTGGTAATGTTGTACCATCATTAACTACTATGATTCAAGGTGGTGGTCCTAAGCCACCTTGGATACTAAAATTTATTGTTAGTACTTGTGTCCACAAAAACTATTCATATGATGATTATGTAAAAGATGATCAATCCGAAGCATTAAGAGTTGGTACTACAGCACACCAGTTAGTTGAAAGTCTTTTAAATGGAGAAGAAGTATTTATTGAAAAAGACCATCAAGTACAAAGAGCATTAACTTGTTTTGTTAAGTGGTATGAACAACATAAACCTAAAATAGTAGCAATAGAAGAATACCTGGAATGTGATAAGAAGAACAAATCTGGAGATTTAATATTTCCATTCGTAGGAACAGCTGATTTTGTTTATGAAGATAATGATGGAGCATTAGTACTGGCTGACTTTAAAACATCTAAGCAGTTAGATAATACAATGGGTGTACAGCTGTCTGGATATAAGATGCTTTGGGATGCAACACACGAAAGAAAAATAGATAAACTTGCTATAATACATCTTAAAAAGTCTTATGTTGGCTCTATACCCAGAGCAACAACTAAGTTCCATTATGAATATGATTTTGATCCATATGCTGTTAGATGCGTAAACTATTTATTTAATTTGCATCATAGAAACACAAGAGGAGAAGTTAAACCAACATATAAACCTAACTTATTAACGGAGTTTAAAATTGAATTATAAAGATAAAGTACAAGGAGTTTTCATACATAAAGATTTCTTTAAAATAGAGGACCTATCATTACCTCAGAAGATGATATATGCAAAAGTTTGTTTGTTAGACAATGAGAATGGATGCTACGCAAGTAATGGCTATTTGGCTAATTTTTTTAATATATCTAATAGGCAAGTATCAGCACATATATCAAACCTGGTAAATAAAGGATATTTAAATATAAAGCTAAACTATAAAAAAGCTAAGGATGGTACGCCTACAAAAGAGGTTGAAAGTAGGGTATTGAAGATAGGTTCCAGGGGTGGGGTAGATAGCATCGTAAGGGGGTTAGGAGGTAGTCTTCCAGGTAATAGTACTTTAAATAGTAATATAAAAAAAGATACTATTAAAAAGAGGATTGAAAAATTTTCTCGTGAAGTTATGGCTGAGGGAATTAAAAGACAACCAATGGTAGCACCAGACATTCTTAATGAGTTTATATCTTACTGGACAGAACCTACAAATAGAAAAGATAAGTTTAGGAAAGAGTTAGAAAAAACCTGGTGTGTTAAAAGAAGATTAAATACTTGGTTAAAAAGAAATAATGATTACACGAAAATAAAACAAAGTAGATATGAGAGGAATTTGGATACCACAATACTTAACAAAATAAAATCAACGAGGGTATAATGGAAATTAAAGATATGATAAACAAGTTATTCTATGAACAAGATAGGGACCCACATACAACTGGTAACCTAAACAAAAGAAATTATTATATATCAGAGTTAATGGATTTTGACGATGATGTAGTGGCCAGAGCATTAAGGAGTTTTTATACAGCAGATAGGTTTCCTAAAATAGATGCAATAAGGCAGAAGTGTAGGATAGCACAAAATGAAAAGAATAGAAAGTTTCACAATGATCATAGTGAAGATTGCAATTATTGTGGGAATATAGGATTATTGTCTTTTGTAAAAATTAAAGATGCTGGAGAAGATAGAGTAAGAACATTGTGGTCAATGGAATCAGCTAAGTCAGATGCTATGTATTATACATCTGTAGCTGGAAGATGCTTTTGCACATATGGTAAAAGATTTAAATCATATCCTAAGATAGAGATAAATGAAATACCACCTTTTTTAAAGGAATATGTAGACGAAAAAACTGATGTATGCACACAAGCTGAGAATATTTCTATAGCTTTAAATAGACGAGTTAATGAAGTCAGTAAAAGATAAGCTAACAATTTTAATTTTTTTATGGATATTAGACAAAATAATAATGTTATTAATGATATGGTATTATAGATGAAAATAATGAAATTTAAAGTTAAAGAAATAGCTTGTGCTATTTGTAATAAGAAATTTCCTACAAATACATATAAGAATAAATTTCCATTTCCTAAGTCAGTACCAGCTAATCATTTACCAGAGCATAAATGCGAGGAGGATGAATGAGTATAGATTATAAAAAAAGATGCAAGGTCCTGGAAGAAGATTTAGAAGAATGTAAAAAACAATGGGGAATACAAATTGGAATAAATAGGCATTTACTTAAAGAATTTGATTTACTGAAAGCCGACCTTAAAAGAAGAATACTAACTATTAAAGAATTAGGTAACCAGATAAGGAATAAAAACTAATGAATGGATTTGTCCAGACACAAATAGATTGTAAAAAGGCTCAACCAAGTGAAGAAAAATTTAAAAAAGATATAGAAGAAATATTAGGCGTAGAATTAAAGAAAGATATAAGGCAACAAAAAAAGAAAGCAACACCAATAGATATGGACCCAATAGATTATATGATGTTTGATAAAGATTCAAACTTAATTAAAGCATATATAGAAATTAAGGTAAGACCAAAATATAAGTCTACCAGTATTCCAACTGCTATGATTGATCATCGTAAAATGGTGGCTTTTATACTTAAAAGTATGACTACGCATTTACCAATATATTATGCTGTAAGGTGGAATGATAGGGACTTGGTTTATGAATTTAATCCCAGGCATCGTTTTCCTATTGAACACGGAGGAAGAACAAAGAACACTCGTTCTGAATATGATATTAAAGAAGTGCAATTTATACCTATGAACTATTTTAGAGAACTTAAAAAAGAAATATTAAAATAAGGAGGAAAGTATGGTAGACGGAGAATGGGTAGCAGAACCAGACCATATCCCAGCAGAATGGAATTACGAAGCTGAGGAAATGGAAAAATATAGAAAAATGATAGAGGAAAAATATCCAGACACATTTGAGATGTTTATAGATAGAACTCAAAGTATGATAGATTTGTTCTGTAAAAAGCAGTTAGATTATGGTCCAGCTAATATAGGCCTGGGTAAAGAAGTTTTAAAAGCTGATGCCGATGTATTAAAATCATTAATGGGATTATCTATTAGAATTAATGATAAGGTTCAAAGAGTATTAAACCTAACGCTTAATAATCAAGAACCAAATAATGAATCCCTGGAAGATACATATATGGATATAGCAAACTATTGTATAATGGCGTTGATAGTAATGGAGAAAAAATGGGGGAAATAAGACCAACAGCCAGAAGGTTTGAAAGACCTCCAAATATGATCATTAAAAGAAATAGATATTTGAGGAAAGATTATAGGCACATTAAGGACCCAAACAAGCTATATAAACAAATAGCTTTAGACCATTCTAATAATGGGGAGTGCTGGTGGGTTTATAATCACATAAGAAATTCATTTAATTATAAATACTAAACAAAAAAGGAGAATAAAATGATAGAAGTACTTGATTTAAGAAATGTAAACTGGGGTTCAGCTGGTACCATTAAGGCTTGTTTCTCAATAAAATTTACTATCTTATTACCAAATAACCAGTCTTCAACTATGTTAGTTAAAGATATGAAATTAATAGAGGGCCAGAATGGTTTATTTGTAGGGTCGCCACAAGTAGCATATGAGTTAAATGGCGAAAAAAAGTATAAAAGCATTGTAGATATTAGTAGAGATTTACAAGATAAATTAGTTGAAGCTGTATCTAATGCTTATGATGATACCCAAGAGTTAAATGTTGTGTATACTGCAAAATCCTGGGTACCGAAAGAAAAGGTAGATGAAACAGAGAAAATACCTTTTTAATAGTTTGAAAGCAAAAAAGAACGGAGTTGAAGATGCTTTCCCTTCTACTAATCCTTCTGGGTTAGGCTCCGTTCTTGATTCTGAAAAAAAATTAAGAGATTATTTATTTAAAAAATATGAGCAGAAAAAAAGAAATTAAAGAGTTAGCCAGTACTCTATCTAAAGCAGATGCTACAGATATACTGGATGATGATCAAAAAAGAAGAAAATCAAAGTCTTGTGATACCAGACTACAAGGGAAAAAAGAATTTGACCCTTATGCAATATCTAAGCGATATGGTAATAAAGTAAGAACAACTTATTTAGACATACCTAAAGAAAAATGGGATAAGATATTTGGCCAAAAAACCAAGCAGAAAAGCGATAATTAAAAAGCTGGATAAAGCGTGTGGGGATTTCGTTAAAACACGAGATGCTTATACTTGCGTACAATGTGGCTCCACAAAATCTCCCAGCTGGGGACATATATTTAGTAGAAGACATTACGCAACACGCTGGGACCTGGAAAATTCGTTCTGTCAATGTTGGAGTTGTAACTACAGACATTCTTTTGACAATTATGATTACTATAAATGGTTCCAGGATAGATTTGGTAACGCTAAGTTTGAGAAGTTACGAGCCAGATATAAGGCATCAGTTAAATTTACTACAGATGATCTATTGGAATTACTGGAACATTTTAAAAAGGAGATTAAGAACCTATGATTAAAGACTACCTTAACCTAATAACATATATAGGAATAGTAATAGGAATAATAACTATCTGGGGATTCATAATTACCTGGGCAATAAGTGGATAAAGCTAAATACATTGATTATAAGCGATTAAAAGATGTAATGGATACCACAATAAGGGATGCAGAAATAAAAGCGTTATTTGAGGGTTTAAAGTTTTCTGAATTATCTTATAAAGAAAGAATAAGTATAATTAAAGGTAAATATTTCCTGGGACAGAAAGCGATTGAATCAGTAATAAAAAAGGGTCCCAAACGGAACCCTTAATTATTGACTATATAAAGTTAAGATTAATAGTTATAAACTTTGTGCCTATTTAAATTAACCAGTTTATATTCTCCAGATTTTATTTTCTTCTCAGTATCCCTTCTTTTTTCATTTAGAAATTGATTTCTATACTTACCAGTTGTCTGGGACCAGTTCCAGTAATAATCATCTAAATATACTTGGCCATTTTCATCTATAACAATAATTAAAGAATCATAAGATTTAAATGCTTTAACTTTACCAGATTTTATTATGAATTGATTAGCTACTGGTTTACCAGATGATGGAGAAACCATATTCTCACAATCTAATTGCATAAAGTCAAACATAACTTTATTAGGTTCTGCGTTGCTCAAGTGATCAAATTTACTAACATCAACATTACTCATTTTTTCGTTCCTTTCGTTCATTATTTAAGTTTAGGTATTATGTGGTTGTTTACTGCTTCCTGGCTAACTTCAATCATACCACATTTACGATTGAGTTTTACTGATTGCTGACCAGTTACACCACTACCAGCAAAAGGGTCTAAAATTGCATCGTTTTCGTTGGTAGAATTAAGGATTAAATCTCTTAATAGTTCTGGTGCTTTTTCAGTTTTGTATTTTCTCCAGGGTCTTTCATATCTGAAGTTTAAATTTTCTAATTGTTTTTCTCCTACTCTGGCGTTACCAGATTTAGTAAATAAAAATATATTTTCTGATGATGCAACCTCTCCACGAAGATTAATTACTGGCTTACCATTTTTATAAAGTTTAGTATAAGAACCACGACCCACTAATTTTAAACCAGCATCTAACATTTTATCATAGTATAAAGACATATCATTTTGAGAAGTTCTGGAACCAGCTAACATTAAGTATATATGAGAATCGTCTGTTTTCATTAACTTACTAACAGATTTAACAGCCTGGCCAAATTCATTAGGCATCATATAATCATAATCTATAATCTTTCTATTTCCACCTTTAAACGCTTTAGAATAATATGCTGGGTCCATAAAAACCATATCAAACTTTCTACCCTCATCAACTAATTTAGGTAATACATTTTCAGCTTTACCACATTCAACCCAAGCTACTTGCTTATCATTCTTAGTAGCCAGAGTGTATACACCTGGTCCTAATCTTTCAAATGTACCAGATTTGGTTTCAGTACCTAAAATTCTACGGATGCTTGGTTCCAGGAAGTCTAATTCTAACTGGATTTCTTTAATACTCAAAGGTCCAGATTTTAGTAGGTTTTTAATTGCATCAGTTTGGCTCATTTATACTCCATATTTTGTTACTCAACAGCAGTAAGTTACATTAGCCAGATAATATAAGTCAAGGCCTAAATAAAAAAAGGTTGATGCTACCGACTATAAAATAATATTTTAATACAATGGATTCAGCAGTATATACTATAATTGGTTTTTTATCTGGAGCATTTACTTGCTACTACTCATTTAAACTGGGTGCTAAATCTACATATGATGCAGTATACTGGGATGGAAATAGTAAAACAGAAGAAGCCAGAGAGTATGAAAGTACTGCAACAACTGATAATCCAACTCAATCATTTGACTGGGATGAATATAACTCAATAGTTAAAAATGGACCAGAAGAAGAACAAAAAAATTAAATTATATGATAGGTTTATCCTCTGGTTTTGCAAGAAAAAAATAGATCACTTGCTTAACTCAGTTTCTGGTCAATCATATGACTTTGGTTATCAGCAAGGTTTTATGCAAGGTGTTAAAGTTTCATTGAAGGGTAAGAACCCCAAATACATTAAAAAGATAGAAAGACTAATACAGAGTGGAAAGTATAAAGACACTTTTAAAAAATAATTATAATATTATGACTACTAAAGAACTAATTAAAACAGCTGAGAAATTACACAGCAAAGATTTACAATTAGAATATGATGATGGTGTAAGGTTCTTAAATGTGGTACTATCTACCTATCATTTTTACGATTGGGATGACAACCAGTTAAAAGCCTGGGGATATTTAATTCATCCATACTATGTTCCAGACGATATTTTTGAACAAATTGGAGGCATTTCATAGTGTCCGACAAAATCGGTAAAGATACGGAGATTACGCCCACCCTGGATAGGGACCCCAGGACTGGAAGATTTTTAAAGGGAAACAATGCAAATCCTACTGGTAGACCACCAGCTGGGAAAACTATTGTAGATAAATTCAGAGAAAATCCTAATAGTAATTCAGTACTGGCTAATATATTTGAGATAGCATCTACATTAGGTACTGATGCAGAGCATCCTAAAGCGTTTGAATGTGCTAAACTGGTTGCTGATAAACTTATACCAACCTTAAAGGCCCAGGAGTTAAAAGTTGAAACAGAAGAAAAAGGATTTATATATATGCCCACACCAAAAGAAAGTGAGAAGCAATAAATGAGAGCATTGTCAAAATCAAAAGGTTATACTGATTGGTGGGGTTTAGATGGTGCAAGTGCCTATACAGAATTAATTGAAGGAAATAGGCTATTAGATAAAGAATTTGGGGTAGTTGGTTATGCAATCAATAATAAGAACTACAGCAACTGCTTAAATAAACCTATAGTACGATACACATTTAAAAAGGGAGATACTCTATTCTCTTTACAGACTGCACAAATCAATGCAAGTAGTGGAGCATCCTGGACTATTCCAGATGTGAGTGATATATTTAACCCAGAGATATTCTCAAAGGTTGAGGATGACCAAGGTACAGCTGTAACATCTAATGGTGTTGTATGGTCTGGTACGATGGCGATACATACTCAAGGGTTTAAAGTTACTGCAAATACCGAAGTGATTTTGTACTTTGTAGATGATCTTGTAGCCTTTGGTTCAGCACAGATGTTAGTTACTTTAAATGCTGGTTGGAATTATGTACCATACAATATGATGCAAGACAGAAGCATATATGATACTGGTATACTTGGTTTTCCTTCTATTATAACGCATATATCAGATGGAAATGGTAAGTCTATTAGGTATGATGGGAGTGAATGGTCTGGGAACCTAACAACTTTACAATTCGGCAGAGCATATAAAATGTATAAAGCGACAGCTGGTTCAATAACATCAGTCTTTTATAATACACTTAATGATGATAACTATTACCCATCAGCAACAATTATACCAGAGTATATTAATGATATACCACGCAAATATGAAGATGCACCAACTAACTGGTTGTGGGATGATAATTTTGCAATAGGTAAAGCAGTTAATCCTGGTAATATAAGTCAGTATAGAGTTTATCATTCAAGAGCAAAGACTTGGTCTAATAGGTATATGTTAGGCGATAAGATTAAATATGTAATGTATGATGAGGAAAATGGTAAATACAAATATCAAGTATTACCACCTGGAGAGAATGATTGGATGTTAGCGTTTACATCTCAATCTGATGCGTTTTATTGCTGTGGTGCTGTAAGATTAAGCGATGTAGAGTTTAGTGATTTATTAGAGAGTGATACATATATTAATCCAGACGACTGGAAACCATATACCAATCCAGACCATATGGCTTTACTGACTAACCCAGAGAATTATGATACAGCTGGTACAACATATGGAAAGTACATACAAAGTTATATAGATGTACAAACACAATCAATAAGTGGTACGCATCCACACTTTCCTATGCCTGGAGATAAGGTTTTCTTTATGATGTACGATAGTGTATTAAATAAGTATTATTGGATGAAAGAGGTGTTTTCTGGTACAAATAATGTAGTTAGGTCTACAATAGTTACAGCAGAGGATGATGTAACGCATCATAATAAACATATGGATAACTCCAATTCTTTTCCAATTACATATGATTCAAGTGCAAGAGATTTAATACCAGTTAAAGCTGAGAGAATAGTATTTTAAAAAAATTATAAAACCGAAACAATCAAAGGAGAAAAAGTAAAATGGCTGAAGTAAAAAAACCAGTTAAACAGATGCCTAATGATGATCTAAAGCCTTATTCATTTGGCGACTTTATGGATACACAAGGGTTTGATTATATTATGAGTGTTCTGGAGAAAACTAAAGGCGATAAGATGGGTGCAGTTGCAGTATTCCAAGACGACTACAATAGATATGCAGATAGTTGGTTGTCTTTAGAAGATCGTCAGGCGAAAGAAAAAGAAAAAGAAGCACGGAGAAAAGAAGCAGAAGCAAAAGCAAAAGCGCCAGTACCAGCTAAAAAAGATTACCTCCATCGTCTTGCAAGTGGTATGTCTTTTAAAAATGCTAACAAAGGTAAAGGTTCTAAAGTTAAAAGCAAGAAAAAGAAGAAGTTAAAGAAAAAAGTATACGCTTAGTAGTATGAGTGGTGTTTTATGGAAACCACACGAAGGTCCACAAACACTTATATTGACGATAAATGATGTATATGAGTGTTTATTTGGTGGTAGCCGAGGAGGTGGAAAAACCGATACTGGGATAGTCTGGATGTTACAACACGCAGATAATCCTAATTTTAGAGGTTTAGTTATCCGTAGAAATGCTCAAGACTTGTCTGACTGGTTAGATAGAGCAAACCAATTATATACAAGTGCTACTATAACTGGAAAACCAGCACAGATTAAGTTTAAATCTGGAGCAGTAATTAGAACTGGTCATTTAAAGGATGCCGATGCGTATATCCATTTCCAGGGCCACGAATATCAGAGGATGCTGATTGAGGAATTAACGCAAATTCCAAATGAAGAAAGCTATTTGAAATTACTATCAAGTTGTAGGTCTACCTTGGAGGGTGTCAAACCTTCTGTTTTATGTACAGCTAATCCTGGGGGTCCAGGACACAGCTGGGTAAAGAGAAGATTTAAAATAGGCGTTAGAGAGCCAAATAAGGCTTTTAAAGACGATGTTTCCCAAAGGTATAGGGTATATGTACCAGCGACTATTGAGGACAATCCAACGCTAAAAAATGCTGACCCAGATTATGTTAAGTATTTGGATAGCTTACCAGAGCCATTAAGAAGTGCTTGGTTATTTGGAGATTGGAATGTTTTTGCTGGACAATATTTTGATCAATGGGACCCAGTTGTGCATATTATAGATGAAGAAAGAGAAAAAGAGTTAGGTTTCGGTAAACACTATAATAATAAATACATAGGTATTGACTGGGGTTATGCTAACCCTTTTGCTTGTGTCTGGCTGGAAGTTACACCAGATAATAATGTTATGGCCTACAGAGAACTATATGGGACAGAAAAACATCCTACTGAGTGGGGTGGTTTAATATCTAAGTATTCTCAAGGAGAGAATATAACAATGTCTTATGCAGACCCAAGTATGTGGATACGGAATCCAATGAGTTGGAGCAATCCAGCTACTCAAATGTGGTCTGATAAATCAATAGCAAATGCTATTATGGGGAGTGGAGATTTTCCACTTGTTCCCAATATGGTTCCAGCGAATAATAGTAGAGTTAATGGTTGGAGAAACATAGCTACTTATATGTCGCATAGTAAGAAAAAAAGACCAAATTTTTTTATTAAAAAAGGTACTTGTCCTAATTTGATTAGAACAATACCAGATATGGTTAGAGATGAAAAGAATGTTGAAGATATAGATACTACTCTTGAAGACCATATAGTAGATGCTTTGAGATACGCTTTTACTGGTATAGATGCACCAGCAGAGCCAGTTAAAAAGAAGACACCAGAGCAAATTAAATATGAAGAATTAACATCGGAAGAATATGATAGAAAATCGTTTACATACAACTTTGGAGGGAATTAATGGATTATAATACCCTGGTAAAATCTGATGCTGGATATTCAGCAACAACAGATGAGGTTAAGGTATTAAAGAAACTGGAAGCTATGTTTGATGCTTCTAAAAATGCTCAAAAGCATAAAATTGCTCGTTGGAGAAGAAATGAGCAGTTATATGAGGGAGATTTCTTTGCACCTTTTAAAATGCCTAAATATAAATCAAGAGTTGTAGCAAACACCATTCATTCAACTATAGAAACTATTTATTCTATTTTAACAGATAGGCCACCTAAAGTTGATATTATGCCGAGAAAAGAAGAACAGATTGATGAAGCACAAAAATCTCAAGATGCTGTAGAATCTGAAATGGAAAAAAGAAAATTTAATAAAGCAGTTAATATGATGAAAAGAGATGGTTTATTATATGGTAATGGTTTTGTTAAGGCTTGTATAGTTGATGGCGTAGTGCATTATTCAACCCCAGACCCTTATACTATATTCGTAGACCCTTTAGCATCTTCAGTTGATGATATGAAATATTGTACTTTTGCTGTACCTACATATATAGAAGATATAAAAAATGATTACGAAAAAGGAAAATTTGTACAACCAGAAGGTAATTTAGATGAATATAGAAGTTTTAAAAAACACGAAAAGGCTCGTTCAGAGTTAAGAGATATGCCTTTAGATCATAAATCGCCTATTCAAGGAGATGATGATACTGAAACTAATGTATATGGTGGACAAGCATTATTAAAAGAATGTTATTTTTATGATGATGATACTTTAATGTTAGCTACTTGGTGTGGTAGTTGTTTATTGCAATTAGATGAAGCACCATACGAGCATATACCTTTAGTTACATTTCAAAACTATCAAGATGCACATAAATTCTGGGGTAAGGGAGAGCCAGAAATTATTGAAACATTAGCAGTTGGTACAGCTATATTATTATCTCAAGGTATTGATAATATTATATATCACGGAAATCCTGGTATGATTATGAGCAAATCTATGGCTAAGATGCCTGGTAATATACCTACAGATAAACCTGGGCAAATTTACTATGTTAATGGACCACACGAAACTATACAAAGAATACCAGCTGGTAATATAAGTGCTTCAACTTTACCTATGGCTGAAACTTTAATGAGAATGACTGATTCTGTAAGTGGTGTTCACGACATAACGCAAGGAAGAAATCCAAGTGGAGTTACAGCTTCACGAGCAATTCAGCAACTGCAAGAAGCATCCCAGCAAGTTATAAGAGCAAAGGAAAGAGAAGTTGGTTCTGATGCAGTAATAGACCTATATAAGCAAACGCTTAATTTACTGGCTAATAACTACGAGCAAGATATTAATGTTAGAAAGTACTCTGAAAGTGGTACTGGTTATGAGTTTGATACTATACAACCATATACTATAGATACGGATATGGATTTTAAATATGTTCCTGGTTCTTCTTTACCAGAATCCAGAGCAAGTAGAATGGACCAAGCTATTGATCTATTGCAATTAGGGTTATTAGACCAAGAGAAATTCTGGAGATGGATACAAAAAGATATATCTAAAGAAATTTTAGATGAGATATTAGAGCAGAAAAAAATGATGGAAGATAGACAAGCACAATTAATGCAAGTTATGGAAACATCAACAAACCCAGAAGAAATAGCAAATGCTAAGTTAGAGTTATCTTCTATGATGGGTGGTATTCCAGAACAGCAAGAGGAGGAATAATGGCTGGAGGAGATAGTAGTTCAAGTAGTAGTAGTCCTGGTATAGATGAAGGATTAGCTGTACAAAGTCGTGCTACTACCAGAAATGCGTACCTTAAAAAAATAGCTAAAAAGAAAAAGAAGAAAAAGATTGTAGAAGTTGTAGAAAAAGATGAGGAATTATGAAGGAAAAAACTTTAGAACAATGGTGTAAAAATAAAGGTTACCCAGGAGTAACCAAAGAGTGTATATTATCTGCAAACAATCAAGATGATAGTAAATTGCAGAAAAAAGTAAAAAGACATATGATAGAAGGAATAGTTAGGAAATGATAAATTTTTTTTTAATAAAAGACCAATCGGAGGATGTCTAAAATGGAAAATGAAGAAAAAGTAACTTGGGCCAATGTAACAGAAGATGTAAATCTATCTGACTATGAAGGACAAGGTACTTCAGAGATTACACAATCTCATAATGAAGAACCAGCAGTTGAATCTGACAACGATGTTATGGACAGAGTGTGGTCAGCACTTGATACTGGAGGGGATAGCGATGGAGCAATAGAGGTATTAGAAATAGATGGTAAAGAATATGCTTATGAAGATGTTTTAGGCTGGAAAAAGGATGCCGATAACAAATCTTCCTGGAGCAAATCTAATACTGAAAAGGCTCAGAATATCGCAAAGGTAGGTAAGTTAGCTGAAGTGATCAATAGTGATAGTGATTTTAAACAACATATTGAGGATTATTTTGTTGAAAATAGGGAAACCTTGGACCAGTTAGGTCTTGATAGCTTAAAGTCCCTTGAAGACAATACAGATACTAATATGTCGTTTGAAGAACAACCTATGGATGACCCAAGGCTTGTAGATATGCAAAATCAAATAGAGGAGTTAGCTATTGATAAGAAAGTTGATTTTTTAGATAATCAATTATCTTCTCTTGAAAGCAATAATCCAGAAATACTTGGTGGCGACAAAACTTTAGATTTTTTAAAGTATGTTGATGCTAAAGGTACAACTGATTTAGATGGTGCTTTTAAAGAGTGGTCGTATCCTAAAATACAATCCCAGCTTAAACATTACCAAGGATTAAACAAAAACAAAGCTAAGAATCGTGGTAGAGTTATAAATACATCTAATGTTGGAGCAAAAGGAGAATCAAATGTTTCCCCTATTAAAAAGTGGAATCAAATCTCTATGGAAAATCCAGACATTAAGAAGTATTTTGAATAGCTTTATCCGATAGAAAAGGAGAAAGAAAATGGCTTCATTGGATTTAGCTTCCGTTAATGCTTTAACGAGAGAAAAGTTCATCCCTTTATTAGTTGATAATATTTTTGATTCAAATATAATGGCTCGTAAATATTTAGCTAATGCTGAAAAACTATCTGGTGGTAGAAAAATAATTACACCATTAGAAGTTGCAAAAGCTACAAACTATATAGGGTTTTATAGTGATTATGATACACAAACACCAAACTCAAATGCACCTATCAAACAAGCAGATTGGGATTGGGTACAAGCGTATGCTGGTATTAATCTAAGTGGTAGAGAAGTAGGATTAAATAGTGGAGATGCACAAGTACTTTCACTATTAACTTCTAAATTGAAAAATGCAGAAAAATCTTTAAAAGATTTATTTGGTTCAGCAATTTGGAATTCTGGTGCAGTTAGTTCTTCTGGTACTTATTTAGAGCATACATCTCTTGCTTTTATTGATAATAGTACAACAGCTTCAGATGGAGATGGACATATCATCACATCTACTGCTGGACACACAACTGGTAATATTACATCAACTTCTTCTGGAACTGATGATTATTGGTTTGTTCCAGCTGGAAATAAGCTGACACCAACAATAGCTGGTGCTTCACCAGTAGTTGGAGATTTAACAGCTTTAACTGATGGTGTTGCTCATCTTGTTTCATTGATGACACAATGCTATGGTGCTTGTACTATTGATAATGATCAACCAGACCTAATTGTTACTACTCAAACTATGTATGATGCTTATGAAAGTTGCTTACAAGCTAATAAGCGTTATATGGGAGAAGTAGAAGTTGGTAATGCTGGATTCAGAGGATTGCAGTTTAAAAATGCTTTAGTTGTCGTAGATTCTCATATCGCAGACGGAGAAATGTATTTTTTAAACTCCAATTATTTGGATTATAAAGTACATTCTTCTCGTAATTTTGAGTGGGAAGGCTTTAAACAGCAAGAATCAGTAGATGCAACTTATGGTAGAATATTCTGGATGGGACAATTCGTTTGTACTAATCCAAGAATGTTAGGTTGTATTACTGGAGGTCCAGCTTAATCGCTGATTGTTTTAATATATGGTTATGGGGGACTTGTTCCCCCTATACCATTAACTTTGGAGAGAAATGGCTATAGCACAAAATACAATATTTGAAATGTTAAGAAGGCAATTAGAAGAACCTACTATATCTGATGGAACTGGTGGTGGTTCTGCTGATGCTAATAATAATTTCTCATATAATGAAAAAAAAGATGCTTTAAAGAAAAGTCAAAACTATTTAGTTAATAATTTAAATAAAAATTATTTATCGCCTTTATATAAAAGTATATCAGTTAGTGGTACTTCAGCAACTTTAAATACTAATGATACTTTATCTCCAGATGATGTATTAAGTGTAAAAGTTACATATACAGAGCAAGGAGTATCTTCTTCATATTATGCTAAGTTTACTAACATAGAAGAATTAGGAAAAGATTTAAATAATAGTTACTTAAAGCCAACTAAAGAATTTCCAAGCGTTTATTTAGGTCCATTATCTGGTAATGTGGATGGAAAAACAAAAATTACTATAGAACCATCTACTAATGTTACTTCTGTGGAAATACTGGCTATTGGAGAGCCTGGAGAATTAACCGATGATAATGCGTCTTATTATTATTTAGGAGAAGAAACTTTAAACGCTTTATTGTATTATGCAGAATCTGAATTATGGAGAAATGATAATAGACAACAAAGATCAAAAATAGCATTAGAAAAATGCTTTAATGAAGTAGAAATACTTAATAACAAATACAACACAGAATTATGATAGTAGAGATACCACTAAGAACAAGTTTAGATACAATGTCCGACCCAGAAGAAATAGGTCAAAATGCTTCTGTCCAATTAGATAACTTTGATTTATCAAATCCTGGTATATTAAAATTAAGAAAAGGCAAAGTTTTGTCTTGTTTTTTAGATGAAGTTTTATGTGATAATATGGAAAGATGCAGTACATCCAAAGGAAAGTTTTTCATTGGGTATGATAGTAATTCAAAAAAAATATTTAGAATAAACAAATTTTAATTAAGGGGAAAAAATGAAAATAGACTATAAGCCACTTTGGACAAACTCAGTATCTTCATCTATTAGATTTGGAGGCAGATTATTTGAATCAAAAAAAGGATACTTGAAAATTGGAGATTCATTAAGAATTGTTAATCATTCTGGTTATGTAAAACCACCAGATAACTGGATTGGAACAGAGTTTGAGCCTTTTGCAAGAGCATATAGCAGATTAAAAGGTGGAGATAAGGCAACTGCAAATGCTACTAAATTTGATTGGCTTTCTAAAAATATTGAATTGGAAATCACAAAAATATATCAAGATGGTACATATTCTGGAGATTTAAGAATGGGAAGCCGAGATGATGGTAGTACACCACCAGATATTTCACAAATTAATACTCTTTTAGAAAATGCTACATCTGGTGGAGAACCAATAACAAATTATGGTGGAGAAGTTATTATGAACGCATCATCTGGTGTGTTTTTTAATATTACAACATCTTCAACTTTTACTGATACAAGTGTTGCTCCTGGCTCTGGAAATGATAGCAGTTGGGTAATAGCTTGTGGTTATTCAGATTTTACTAATATAGATATTAGTTTAGGTAGTATATTTGCTCCATATTTTGGTAATTTTACTGGAGGTAGTATGGGTGCAAGTTTTATTGAAGGGTATAATAAAATGTGTGGAAATGGTACATTTAATCAGACATTAACACCAGCATCTCATTTAGCAATATTAACAAATTCTACAAATTATCCTGGTGGATTAACTGGTGGCCAAGTATCTCAAATCACAAATTTTTTAAAAGATTATAACCCAGTATATGAAAACACAAATGCTTTGCATAATACAACATTTATGGTTGATAGCAGTAATATTTCACAGCAAAATGGTATGATATATTATAACCACGACCCAGATAATATAGATTCCTATTTAAACTTAGCTATTAATTCTTTTAAAGGTGGTATGATATTGAATGAGATTGAATTTTCAAATATGAATCCTTCTACAACATATAACCTGGGAGTTGATTTCACGCAAATAGAGAATTTTGGATATGATTGCGATATAGCCAATAATGGAAGTGTAGACCCAGAAGTCAATATGACCAATCAAACACTTCCTTTAAAGATATATAAAAAACATACTGCACCTTATACTGATTTAGAAGATAATGTTGGTGCTATGTTTGTTAGTAATGGACACACAGAGCCTATATATGTTTTTCATTCATCATTACCTCCTTGCTCAAATCTAACTTTTTTGCCTTCTACAGATACAATCGGTACTCAAGCAACAAGCCAACCTCAATTAATATTAAATGATAATATTGTTATGGGGACATCTGTAGATCAAAATGCACCAGCTGGTGGCTCTCAGTCAGAAACATTTTCAATAGACCATACATATTTTGTAGATGTAAGTGATGGTGCTGGATTATGTAAGCCAAAATTAACTGGGGGAGTATGGCCAGAAGATGTAGTTGATAGTGCTTCTGCTGAAATGACCATAATTCAAAACTTTTTTATGGGTTCTGGTTCAATAGAAAACTTTAGTACGATGGCGAATTATCCATTTAAAGCATTAGTGGAAAATTCTTTACCCTATGTAACAAGCGATGAGGAGGATATAGATGTTATGAATCCGTTAGAAGTAACTTTACCAGCACCAAGTTCGTCTGTGCAAACAGATAGTGATGATTTAAATATTAGTTTTATTACTAAAACACCACATACTAACTTGCCTACTGGTACAATTAAACTATATTTAAAAAACGATACTCTTGGAATTAATGAGCATTTAACAGATGAAGTTGTAACAACAGCACAAACATATAATGTAACAATACCTGGTGCAACATTTATTTCAGCTTATAATAGTGGACCTTTTCCAGCACATTCTGATTATTACTTGCAAATAGAATCTGTGTCTGGGGTAAATGGTGCTTTTTCCAGAGGATATTATTTTAGTATTAGAGCAAATATTACTGAAATAGATATTTTAAGTCCAACTTCTGGTCAAGACTTTAACCAAGGAGAATCAGTAACAATAACTTGGGAAGCACAAAACAATCTAACTGATACAAGCGACCCTCAATAATGAGTGTAGTTACAATACATTTAGAAAGAAGTACTGATGGTGGTACTAACTGGGGAGCCTACGCTGGTTTCCCAGGTGCTACTACAAGCATAACTATAGATAATACTGGTCAAACTGACTGGGAAATACCACCAAATTTAGACCCTTCGCATAAATGGAGATTAGTTTCTAAAAAATCAGATGGTACAATAATATCTACAGCTGAATTTGATGTCAAAAGTAAAAGTGAAATTATATTTATAGATGATAATAACAATAGTTTATCAGCATCTAAAATAAATATATTAAATTTTGGAGATACTATAAGGTTTGCTTGTGGTCAAGATGATGAACCAGCAATCTATCAAATTATAGATAGAGATTATTTCTGGGGAAACGAAGTTAGCCAACAATATTTAATTAACGATATAGCTGACAATATGCAAATTTCGTCTGATGTATTTGTTACTTTAGAAGATAGTGATACTACTGCAAAAATTAAATTCCAACCTTATTTACCTATATCTGGCTCAAATACTACATTGTTTAGTGGATTAGAGCATCCAGAAAGATTTGTATTAAAAGGTATTGACAAAGTATACATTGATGGGGTTCTTATAGATGATTCTAATGATCAATTTTCATATAGCACAGAAAACTTAGGTACTGCTGATGCTCAGTTAATATTAAGAGCATCCTATGGAACATTTGCTGGTCAAGATATTGAATTGGAATATAATGTTTCGCCTATAAAAGGGTATAATGATTTTCATTTTGATAGTCCAGCTTATCCAAGTCAAGCAGAAACAACTAATTCATTTACAATATCTAACACATCTATAACAAGCAAAGAAGATGTTGATGGTACTATTGTAATAGATAGTAATGGCTTTCAATTAGCATCAAACACATATTTCCTCC